CAGTTAACCCCCTCATCGAAGTTTCAGTCCCTTTGTTCTACACCTACTTACGGCCGCTCGACATTACTCGCTTCGGCCGGTTCACATGCTCAGCATGTTCCCCTAAAGGTTTGGGTTTTTGTAGAGTGCCCTAACTCTGGTCGTTCACTTAACCGGTGACCAATCCGGATTCTTGTGGTACTACCGTGTTGTCGCTATCGGTTTCCCACCTTTCGTCGATGTCCCCTAGGTACGGGGGAAATTCATCGATGATAGGTTCCGCTTGTTGTATATTGTCAGTAGCGTTAACTGGACCCTGTCTGAGTAAATTATCTATCTTATCGGCACAGGTTTCCTTACGATAGATTGTTTCATAATCTCTGCGGGTGATAGATGGTTTCCCATCTAGCAAAGACTCTGTAGGTCCGCTGTGTGAAATATGGCTGCCTTGAAACGCAGGTCGGTTCGATACATAACCATCCAAAGTGCGTAGCCATACCCCACCATCGGTATATTCTTTTTCCATGTCCAATGGGTCTTCGAGACTTTCGGACTGGTCTCGATCGTTATTGAACTCGGATTGGAATAAATGTTCCACACTGGGTAGTGGACGACCTTCGCGGAGTGATCGGTAATCGTTCCTCGCTTTAAAGAGACAGTCTTGCAGGTCCAGTTGTGAATATTGGCACATGATCTCGTACCATATTCGGATACTGCGATACCATCTCTGTGTGTGGCCTATGTCAGCCACAATATAGGGGTGAATCCGGTGCTTTCCTGCCGGTATATCATCCCATTGGAGGAAACTTGTTGTGAAATTATATCTGCCTCGAAGATTCCAAGCTTCGGTGGCAGCCATTGCGTCCAGTACTGACGGGTACCTGTCAGGTTCTGAACTCTCTGGGCTACTTAAACAGGATATGTACAATCCTGGTCGGGTGCGCCCAGTGCGCCCTGCCCTTTGGATGGAGGTCTGCTTTGTGCAGCGTACAGTTTGTAGAGTTCCTTTATGAGTAACGGTGGACAATCCGCTATCTATCACACAAGAAATTCCACTAATCGTAACACCGGCATCAACCATCTGAGTAGCAATGATGTGACCTGTTTTGGGAACCACCCGGTTCCCTGCATGGATCACGTTGACAGCAAATGAGTCGCCATAGGCACGGGCATTGACCCGCAAAGACTCACATATTTTATCACATTCTTGAAGTGATGGGTGGATTAACAGTATTCTATCAGTGAAGCCCCGCTCTCGGGCGACTGCACTGGTCATTACACTGTGAAACACTCTTGTTGGCTCATAGCCAGCCAGGTTGTATCTAAGCACTTCGTGTGCTCCTTTAACCTGAGCCCTATAGCGGGCAAACTCTTCGCGATCCATCCCAAGTACGGGTGTCGCGGTGGAAATGATCCTCCAATAGCGTGCTTTCTTGGCCGCATCGCTTATCCAGAGTTGATCAGGCTCTTGGAAATGGAACTCATCCAACTGAACAATGGAGAGGTTTGGAATCGTACATGATAATATGGTTGGCCATATGGCCCTTGCGTACCCATACGTCATGACGTTAATCCCGGGTTGCAATCCCGGGTTTTGCCGTCTAACCCACTTTATACCGGGTACCTTAGTCTCCTGAGCTAGGATTCTTGTAGGGACCAAGATTATGTGGACTGCTACGACCATACCTGTATGCAGGATATGGTTGGACGTTGTTTGCTGTGGGAAGAAGAAAGTCTTCCCGCTTCCAGTCGGCGCATCTAAAATAATCGCGCGATTGGGTGTCTTTTGGAGTTCATTGAGCAACTCCACGGTGACACCAAACCATGTTTCGGATCGGAGGGCGACCTCATTATTCGAGTGATCACTTATCGCCTCTTTTCCATGGCCTTTCCTTGTTGTCGCAAGGCCTTGTAGGAACGTTATCCCCTTTGCTCCCTTCTCTATCACGTCACCAAAATCCAATGCTAAGAACGGCAGAAGATCTGGCAGCGAGAAGTTTCTTGGGATCATATGGAGAAGCTTGCACGCTCCGAGTTTATAGACGCCGAACTGGTCTTTTGGGGCCATATTTGATATTACGGGTGACCCCCTCCCCTTGTCAAGCCAATATGCGTAGCTCATCCAGCTGTAAAGCCGGCGTAAACCACCATAGTAGATGTCCATGACTAAGGGTGCTACCGACATCCAACCTGCTGGTATTGCACTAGTCGCCAACGTCAAGGCACTGTACAGGAAGGATAATATTGACATGCGGAATCGTGTCCTCACGCATTGTCTAATGACGAATTGGTACGGGTTTGGAGAGTCCCGTATCTCTTTCTCCAATCGTGGTATAACTGACATGCAGAACGCAGGCACATCAGTACAACCCATGAAAGGACTTTGTTTAACGAGGCTAGTCATGAGCTCCTCGGTGACGATCGGTATGAACGCCGATTCGTGATCAGGGCCTAATTCTTGATCGGTCGGCCAAGACCATTCCAGTTGCCTGAAATAAATAAATTCTTCCACCTCGAAGGTGGGCAACCAAGCCTGCATTGCGCCAGGCAAGTGATGGATGGGGACATCCGGTAAGTCCCAAAATTCAGGGTCTAGACCCATCATCCAGTTTCGTGTTTTTCGCAAGGTGCGGTCGAGTTTGTACCCCTCGATATTTGCCGCATCCCAATACGCTAGCCACACGGGAACTAGCCCTTTTTTATTTTCGTCCTTGGGCAAGGGCGCGTACCAAAGTTGCATTACTTTTCTATATGTTGGGAACTTTAGTGCTTTGTCTTTTCTGAGCTTTTCTTGCAGCTGCTCAGGAACTTTAGAAATGTAGTATTCCCGTTCTTCGCTTAGGAAATCATACAAGTCGCGCTGGTGCGCAGTTAGCAGGGCATAACCTGCTATTCGCTGCAGCATATATTGTGCCCTCGAAAATGGGCGCTGCATCGACATCCGAGTGTGACCGTCTTGTCGCAAGGTCACGTAGCGCATACGGAGAGTGTCTCGGTTATGGACGACCTTATACTTCAATCCGTCTGTATTGATATCGAACCTTTCCAGCTCGTCGATATCAGAAGGCTGCATTAAATATCCTGTTTTGGCAAGGAATTCAATGCCTTCTAAGCTTCCTTTTTTGGCGTCCTCAAAGCGGAACTCGACGCCTGTGAGTTCCTTTGCGATCCTCTTAAATTCGACTTGATCTATCTCTCGACTACAGTGCAGAAAATTGTCGTCTCCTGTATTTTCGAGAGAGATCGCGTCTATCACAAATTCTGGCGTAACGTGCCAGAGCCGGCAAAGTGTCGCTACTACGGTAACCTGAAGTGTCTGTGTGTTATCTTCGGTAACCGATTCGTGACCAGTTGCTATCCCCCCCATTTTGTACATGTGGCGGAGGGGGTCATCCACTTTGGCGGCGCATAAATTGACCAAGTGAGACTGCGCCACGGTCTCCTCGATGGCTTCGATCGCACGACATATGTGCTCTGCGTCTGGGTGCCATTCGTAACCCATTTTCCTAAGTCGGGATGAGACTTTGACTACTTGCCTTGCTACAGTGCTGTCGTATTTCGTCCCGTCTAAGGAATAATGATGTGTGTGATGCTCCGATGCCTTGTACATCTCATTAAATGCACGGCCCGTCATGGGCATCCCTGGTTTCCCAGGGGCGTTCCATGGATCACGGCGGTCGTTAATGTCCCCATTGATGATGCGACCTCGGGTTTGCGACACAATCCCGACACCAACAATAGTCCGGAGCTTACCCGGTATTAGCAATTTGTCTTTCCATACTGCTTGACTTTTTGGAAAGACATGAGATATTCCCTCTGCCACCGTGTCATAGGCTAGGGTGTTTCTCGATGCGTTTAATATAGGCATCAACGTCTTCTGACGCCTTAAATCCCTCTTTTGCTTGATAAACAGGAGAGGGTAACCTGGTGACGCCTTTAAGTTCTTTACAACTTTATTAAGAGGCGTTAATTGTGCGTGGGCGTAAAGACCCGGGTTTCTCCAAAACATTGCTGATGCGATGCGATCTATTTCGGAGTTAGATAGGTTTTCGGGCTCCATCCTTGGCCCATAGCGCTGCATTGAGTCCCAAACGGTTTCCCGATCGGCTATTAGCAGGCCATCCATCCCGTCATTGACACCATCAAAGAGTGGGTGGGTCTCCTTGACTGTTTTAAGGTGGTTATCCACGTATGGATTTTGGTTAAATGTGCGGACCACCTCCGCGCGGGTAATGATTTCTGACGGATCCATACCCATACTATCCGCCACGATTCTCGAGTGCCACTCGAGTGCTTCCTCATAACTGCTCTTGACAACTACTTGCGCACCTTGATGTCCCTCAAGTGTTGGCATACGCAGTTTGGCGTGAGAAAGTTTTGAAGGGTCCCTTCCGAATAGAAGGGGGGCCCAGGCCGGCTTGACCTTATTTCTAGTTTTAAAAGCCAGATTACCCTCAGGTGTTTCGTACCACGCCCAAGAGTCCCCGCTGGCAACGGGGGGGTTGCTAATTTTGGTGACGATGTCATCGAACCATCGCCATTGACATCTGAGTTTAGCTAACTCAGTAGAGCCAGTTTTTAGAGCACGCAGATACTTGTCTAACGCTGCGCGCTGCAGTTGAACCGTCCGCTCTTTAAGTATCCCCATCCTTGATATGGGGAGGGAAAAGAACCCTGACAATGTGGCCAGGGAGAAAATGCCGAACTCATAAGCCTTTTCTTTTATTGCATCCCAGATAGCGAGCGTGTCCTTGCTCATCCAATCCGACGCTTGCAAAGGTTGACAGTCACCGTCTGTCGATTCACGGGTTATTTTATCGAGGTCTAACTCCTCCTGCTGCCGGAATGGTACGGGGTCATGTGTTGTGTCCCGTATCGTTTCCTCTGGTCTTATTTGACCAGACTGGTGCGTCACACCAAGGGGGTTTTCTAGATATACCCCCCCAAACTCCAAGTCATTTCTGACTTCATGCTCGGCCTCTTCAAGGTCGAACACAACCGGTTCATATGACCGGAAAACAGCAACACGGCCTGGTCCTTGTCCGCCAGGGGTATCGTTGTTGGCATTGTTCAAGATGGTCGCCACTCCACCTGTTGCTGATCTACGGCTGCATGACCGTGGGATCTTTTTAAGTAGTTCCCAAACTACTTTTCGAACCGGACCCGATACTAGTTTCATACCGTAATGTATTCCACCTATCGTACTCCCGGTTACCTGCATGCCTAGCAATGTCAGGCTCTCGACCACTCCCACTCGCTCGACATACTCTTCGAGGTCTTCGACTTCATCGAACCTCTTGACCATCGCGAGACCGTGGATAAACTGCCCAAATGGATTTAGTGGGAAGCCGTCCTCTTGTGGAGCCCCATACATTGTGCAACAATGGGCGTCACGTTTATAGACATTGGACAGCTGTCTAGCCCAGCTTTCGTATGATTCGTACGATGACATGGGCTCAGAGAGGTTTTTCTTGTTAAGAACCTCATAACTTGGAGGGCGCCCTTCGGGCGCTTTTCCCCACTTTCGAATGGCTTTCGTGTATATGCCATATCTGAATGGGTAGGTGCGCGTGTTTTTCGTGCTCTCATTTTTCCCCCAGTTTTCAGGGCGTCTTGCAGTGCCATACGAGTGTTGAGTCCCGCCAGCCTCCCGGTTTTTGCCATTGCCCATTATAGGGGTGGTCTTCGCTTTCCGGTTGGGTAGGACCTTCTTAAAACACTCATCGGCAATTTTTCGCGCCGCAACCTCCGCCTCTCTCCACTTGCCAGCGAACCCACTGGACTTGGTGTTCCTAGTCAACCACTCGTAAAGACTAGTGTTCTCTGCCACTTCTTTTAAGTGCTGGGCTTGCACTATCCGCCAACTGAAACAGCGGCGGATTTTATGGGAGGTTCGACGTTCCTCACCGATACCAAACCTTGTGGCTAGGCTTGGGGTGGTCTTTTCTTTAGAAAGAGACCCAACTTTCTTAGGGGTGTTTTGTTTAACGGGTGACCCAACCCGTTTTTGTGGGGCCTTGTTATCCCACCCACGCTGTGTCGACAACACAGAATTGGCTAAGCGCATTTGCGCCTTGTACGATAGCTCCTCCTTGACTAGAGCATTTCGTACACGTTCACTACATGCCCAAAATTCACGGGGCGCGGTTAACGGAACGTCTGAGTTTAACCTCTCCAGGTCCAACAACGCTAGTGCGTATGCCGGGATGCTATCGACGCCTGCATCAAGGCGATTTGGAGGTTGCGCTGCCTCCACAGCATGAGTCGCAGAGTTAAAGGCCTCTGCGAAGCCTGCTGCTTCAAACAATGGATCCCAATAGGGACCCAAAATGAGTCGCGGCTGTACCGGTCTTTCCCGGTCGCCAGAGTGGATTCTGTGGGGACTCCTCCCTCTTCTTGTATTTGTAGTGGGCAATTCTCACAACAACGGCAAACCCAAGCCGTTGGGGGACACTTTAAACCAATGAGTTTTAGTCACGGAATACGTTAGTGTCAGACGCCCCTTCCTCCTCTCGTGGTTGGGTGCTGGGTTCTAGCCAGCGACTGCAATCCTCCATGCAATGCGAAATTAACTCGCTTCGACTCCTCGGGGTTGTGTTGGGTTCCACCCGCAACTTTGTGAAATAGTATCAATCCTACGCCATAATTCTAACTGGTGTTGCAGCTTTCACAGGGGCGATGTCGGGTTCGGCTTCAGATCTAAGCATGGTCCTTGCTGGTATTGCCAGGGGGCTACTCTTGATCGTTGGGCTACTCCACTTTGGCATCTCGCTAACTAAACACTATTCTTG